GGACCGGATCGACGGCCTGATAGACCAGTCCGACTACTACCGGGGCATGGTGGTGAAGGCGAACAACAGCGCCTCTCTGAAGAAGGTAGGCACCTGCTCGCTCTACATCGGCGGTACCTTCGGCGACACCGGGGCGATCTCGGTGCCGGCCGAGGTCGTTATCTCGGACGAGATCGACTTCTCCAACCAGGCAGTGCTAGGCAAGCTGTCCTCTCGCCTGCGCCACGCCTCGAAGGATGAGATGGGGTACTCGGGCAGCCGCTTCGAGTTCTCGACGCCGACCGTCGATGACTTCGGGGTGGATGCCCGGTTCAAGAAGGGGCACCAGGCCTACTACATGGCCAAGTGCGTCCACTGTAACTCCTGGGAGGTTCCGGACTTCTTCGAGGACTTCGTGGTGCCAGGCATGGACAAGCCCCTGGTCGAGCTCGAGCGGCGCGACATGCAGAACCCGCAGTACCGGTTCCAGGACACCTGGATCAAGTGCCCGAACTGCGAGAACAACCTGTGGCCGGCGATCATCGACCCCAGCCGGCGAGAGTGGGTGGCCCGCCACCCGGATCGCTGGGAGCACAGCTACCAGGTGATGCCCTGGGACGTACCCAGCCACAACACCCCGACATCCATCATTGGCCAGTTCGGGGAGTACACCAACTTCCAGGACTTCGCCAACTTCGTGTTGGGTCTGCCGTTCACCAGCCCGGACAACAGCTTCCTGGTCAGCCAGGAGCACCGTGACCGGGTGGCCGACGCCGAGCTGTGGATCTACGGCCAGCACATCGTCAAGAGCGCCACTGTGGGCGGGCTGGACGTCGGCAAGACGTGCCACCTGGTGGTGATGGCCCAGTCAGGCAAGACAAGCTATGTGGTCTGGGCGGAGACGATCCCGAATACAATAACCAGCCCGGCGACCGAAGCCGTATTGCAACGCTTCGAGCTCTTCAAGATGCGCAAGCTGGTCGTGGATGCCGGCCCGGATATCACCCTTGTTAATAACCTTGTAGGCGCAAAAGCACTTGGGCGCATCAGTGCATGCCAGTATGTGCGGTCAGTGCCCGGCCTCGACATCATCAGCGAGCACGACGACGGGCAACTGATCAAGGCTGACCGGACCAAGACCCTCAACGACGTGATGGTTCGCCACAACAAGGGCGAGATCCACTACGCCAAGAAGCTGACCGACGACATCTGGGCCCACCTGAAGTCGCTGAAGAAGATCCGCAACCTGGATGCCGCGGGCGAGGACGTCGAGCGCTACGAGGCCACCGGTGAGGACCACTACGGCATGGCGCTAAACTACGCGAACATCGCCCGCATGGCTCTCGAGGAGTTCGCCGACGACCTGGGCGTGTCCATGCCACCCACCGTGGGCCGGTTCCGGCTGGGGAGGAACGCAGGGAAGAAGCCCAGGTAGATGTGGTGTTAACGTCGCACCCACTGTGCGACCAAGGTCTAATCCAAGACCCTCCAGGGCCGGGGTTTTCCCCAGAACTGTCCCCGCCGGCTGCGACGTCAACACCACGCTTATCCCCAGGAGTGCGACGTCAACACCACACTTTGGCCTCCTGCTGCGACGTCAACACCACGTCAATACGACGCGAACACCACGCTTCTGCGACGTCAACACCACGTCAATACGATATCGACACCACATTTCGCCTGTGGATCGTCGCCAGTAGCCCAGCAAAAACAAGGGCCTGCGGATATGTCCACAGGCCCTATAACCAAACTACTATAACCGCTTTTAACCAAACTACTTTAACCGTTTCTGGGTCTCCCTGGTGACCCACTCGACGCTCACTCGATCGCTCCTGGAATCGTGGCTCCAGGACAGGTCCACGCCGAACCGGCCACAGGCCTCCTCAAGGCGGCGGAGGGACTTCTTCAGGTCATTGCGGAAGAACCGGAGCTCCTTCGTCCTGCTGCCGCAGAGCGAGTGCAGGGTGGATACCGTGAAGGGCAGAGGCTCCCGGTGGGATCGGTAGAAGGCGTGCAGCCATTGGGCCAGAGGGGCCTTCTTGAGGTAGTGGCGGATCTCCCAGTCGACCCAGGTATAGCCCTCCGAGAACAGCGCCTTGAGCTGGGGAGCCAGGCTCAATTCCCACTCATGCCCGTCAGGCGCCCTGTGAGCTCGCTGAAGCAGTGCACCGTGGAAGACCTCCCGTGACCCAGCTTTGGTCGAGATCACGTCTATGCGGCTGAATGTGAGCCGTTTCAGGCGAACATCCAATGACTTGTGGCTGTTGCCGTTGTTCGGCAGGCCAGCGAGCTTCAGCAGTTGGTTTCCTGAGACGTACACGACTTCGCCGATCGCTTGCTCCCTGAAGATCTGCAGCACCGCCATCCAGACGTCCATGTCCTTCTGGTCCAGGTCCTCGCCTGAGTAGTAGATCTCCTCGTTCCCCAGGGAGGCCACCAACGTCTCTCGGTGCATGGATCGGGGCCCTGACCTTCCAGCCATGGCGCCCCGGAACAGGGAGCAGCGGACCACCGAGTTCGGCGCAGCCCGCTTGTCATCTGGCCAGAAGTCCAGCTGCTGCTCAGCTTGCTGCGCCTGGCGACGTCGGTTGGCCTTGTCGTTCAGCTTGGAGAGCCGATTGTCGATGTCCATGGCAGCCCCTCAATGGTTGGCCTGCCAGTGTCGCAGCCTGTGGGTCGCTCCGCCAGAATGTGGTGTTGACGTCGCACCTTGGACTGCAAATGCAGTTGGATGTAATATTAGGAGGCTCGGCTAGGGTAGCTCCCGAAAAGCCGGTTCGTCCCCGGCCTGCCGAGCCCTTTAGGGACGACAACGGTGAGGACGACACTGTGAAAGAGACAACCGCACTATACCGGCACTTCAACTCAGCTGGTGACCTGCTTTACGTAGGCATCTCCAAAAGCGCCGTAGCGCGACTCGGTCAGCACATGCACGGATCGTCATGGGCTCACGAGATATCCCGGGTGGAGATAGAGCACCTACCATCCCGGGCAGAGGCTCTGGCGGCAGAAAAAGCTGCCATCAGATCTGAGCTTCCAATTTGGAACAAAATCCACAACCGACCTGCTGAGGGACCCCTGGTTCGTAGTAGTCGAGAACTCATGAGGGCCTCTCAGGGATTGCCTCTGGTCGGCAAGAGGCTTCTGGCCCTTTGCCTTACCCGGACAGACCTAAACTCTCCTATCTCAATAGACGCCGAAGAGTTCATCCAGTCGTTCTCCAGGTATAGGGACGACAGAGCGGTGTACCGCGACCTTAGGGCAGCAGCTGAGTCCCTAGATAGGGGCTTCACGACTCTGAGGTGCGGCAGAGAGATGAAGTGGGCCGCAGCGGAATACCTCCCAGGTGAGGCTATAGTGGAGTTTTCTGGGGACTTGATATCGCACTTGGAGACCTATGGCAGGGATATCTGCTACCCCCTAAGCGATGTTGAATCCTTCAGCTCGACGTACCCTTGGAGGGTGTTCGAGATAATCAGGTCGTGTCGGACGATAACCGTAGAGGACTTCTGCCACGCCACGGACGCACCGAAAAGCTGTCGAAAGTCCTTCAAAGACCTAAGAAAACGGGTCATAGATCCGGCCATCAGCGAACTGCAGAGTAGGTCCATCAAAGTCAGGTACGCACCCAAGAAGTCAGGCCGCAAGGTGGCAAAGCTGGACTTCTCCTTCGCCTAATGGCGCACGGCCAGGGACATCCCTGGCCTCCCCTCCCACGAAAACTTCTTGACATCATTTGCTGTCGCTATCCCACTGTGTATAATGACTGCAAAATCGTAAATACATCTGTACGGATAACTGCATGGCAAGGCGGAAGAGAAACGCCGCAAGATCTCCTGGTTCCAAGGGCAGCCGCTATAAGCAGGTTGGCTCTGAAGTTGTTCTGCCCAGGAACAACGTAGCCGGGAAAGCAAGAGCCAAGCGGCCCGGGTCCGACAACGACCGCGGGCAGACGATCCGTCGCACGAACGCGCAGTACAACCCGGCCACCACTGACGCCATCCGCACGCGGGCCGACGTCAACACGATCATCCGCGAGCTGATGCGTGACGAGGGGATCTTCTCCTCTGCCGCCAACGCGATGGTCAGCCTGGCCAGCAACTCCGGATTCAAGATCGCTGGCTACGATTCAGCCGGCGCCATGAGCCTCGAGGTGATGGGCACCGCCTGGATCCTCCTGGACCGACTCAACACGCTCCACGACTACAGCACAGGGTTCAATGACAAGGCCGGCGTATCGACGCTGGTCTCGACGTTGACCAAGGACGTCGTGTCGAGCGGCGGCTGCGGCGCCGAGCTGGTTCTCTTGCCGGACTTCACCCCTGATCGCATGGTGCCGGTGAGCTACTCCAGCATGGAGTGGGCCGCGGACGGCAAGGGCGGTCGATATCCGACGCAGGACAACGGTGATATCGAGCTGAACATCCCCACGGTGTTCGTAGCCGAGTATGCACGGCACTCGAACGAGGCCTATGCCGAGTCGCCTCTTCGCCCCGGCCTGCCGACGACCGTCTACTTCAACGAATTCTTGGAAGACACCCGCCGGGCGGTCAACCGGGTCGGTCACAGCCGCATGGTCGCCACCATCGTCACCGAGAAGCTGATCGCCGCGGCGCCTGACGACATCAAGAACGACCCCCAGAAGCTCCAGGACTACTTCCAGCAGCAGTACGACAACGTGCTGGCCGCCCTGGAGGACCTCGAGCCTGAGGACGCCGTGATCGGCTTCGACAGCGTCGAGTTCGACGTCAAGGACGTCGGCGGCGTGAAGAGCGACTACACGCCTCTGCTGGCCACCCTGGGCAACATGCAGGGGGCCTCGCTCAAGACACCGGCCTCAGTCACCGGCCTCCGCGCCGAGGGCGGCCAGGGCCTCTCCAACGCCGAGACGCTCGTCTACCTCCAGACCGTTGACTCGATCCGGGTGCCGGTCGAGGAAGTGATGTCCCGGGCGCTGACGCTGGCCGTTCGCCTCCTGGGCATCGAGGGCTCCGTCCGCTTCGAGTTAAAGCCGATCAACCTCCGCCCGGATGACGAACTGGAAGCCTATCGCGGCACCCGCCAGAAGCGGATCCTCGAGGCACTCTCCTGGGGCCTGATCAACGACGCAGAAGCCTGCTACGAGCTCGGGATTCGCCCCCAGGGCCTGATGGCAGAGCTGTCCGGCACGCAGTTCTACACCAAGTCCGCGGCCGGCGGCGAAGCAGAACGAGAGTCGTCTACCGGCCGGGCACTCAACCCCGGGACACCGGCAAAATCTGGAGGAGACGACCAGTGAATTATCAGTACTGGATGGGCACGGAGGACTCCCTCCTCGCCCTGCAGCAGATCGAGAAGGAGGTCGCGGAGCTTCGCAAAGCCGCCGCGTCCAATGGAGAACGCAGCGCGTTCATGTTCTTCAACATGGACGACGAGGAGGCCGAGGACAACCGCCTGGGCTCCCACCTGGTGGAAGTCGTGGGCGACACCGGTGTGATCAAGATCTCCGGATCTCTGGTCAACGGCCACCAGGGGTGGCACCGCTTCCTCTCCGGCCGCATCACCAGCTACGAAGCCATCGGCGGCGCCCTGAAGATCCTCGCCGAGGATGAGTCGGTCAGCGAAATCCTGCTCGACATCAACTCAGGCGGTGGCCAGGTGACCGGCCTCGACGCCCTGGCTGAGAGGGTGCGCCGCACTGACCGCGTCAAGCCGGTGCGGGCCCACACCGAGACCGCGGCGTTCTCTGCCGCCTACTGGATTGCTTCCTCGGCACGCGAGGTCACCGCCAGTCGTATGGCCGAGCTGGGCTCCATCGGCACGCTGATGGTGCACATGAGCCGCGCACGCATGGCCGACGAGATGGGCATCGACATCACCGTTTTCCGTGCTGGCAAGTACAAAGCAGCTGGTCATCCCATGGAGGAGCTCAGCGACGAGCACCGCGAGTACCTCCAGAAGGATATCGAGACCGCCAACATGTTCTTCCTGGAGCACGTCTCCAAGCGGCGGAACCTGATGATCAGCGACAAGGATTCCTGGGCGGAGGGCAAGACGTTCTTCGCCGAGGCGGCTCGCAAGGCGGGCCTGGTCGACCGGATCGTGAGTCTGGACGACCTTCTCAGCAAAAGCGCCTCGGGCGCCGCTTACCAACGAAGGAGCAGCGAGATGAACATCTCAAAGGAAAAGCTCGCTCAGATTGAAGCGGGGGCCAACCCCGGGGACGTTCTCTCTGAGTCTGAGCTGAAGGAGTACAACGACACCATCGCCGCCGAGGCTCCGGCCGAGGGCGAAGGTGAGGAAGGTCAGCAGGCCAGCGACGAATCCGCCGGCAAAGAGGCCGGGGAAGAAATCGCCGGCAAAGAGGCACAGGAGCCCGCTGACGGCGTTGCAGGCAACAAGGCTTACGCCGACCTGCTGAAGGACTTCGGTCGCCTGGAGGCCAAGCTGGAGGCCCGTGACGAGCGCATCACCGAGCTCGAAGCACGCCTGACTGCCCGTGACGAGACCTTCAAGTCTCTGATGGCCATCGGCGTCGACGCCCTGCAGAAGCGCCAGGTCGCTCTGGGCAAGCCGGCCACCGAGCCCACTACCGCCGAATCTCTGGTCAACGCCTACAACGACGTGTCGGCCGAGATGGCAAAGCGTTTCCGCGTCGGGCAGCAGTCTGCGGCCCAATCTACCGAAGAGGAAGAAGCACCGGCTGGTGTTCCCCTCGCCCTTCAAGTTCGCCGTAAATAAGGAGCCTGACTCATGGCCAAGAAGTTTCACTTCGGGACTCTGACCCACAGCCCGGAAGTCCTCGACATCATCAGCACCTGCCTCGGTACCGGCCCTGACGGCCAGTACTCCGACAAGGAGATCGGCAAGGCTGCCAAGATGGGCACCGAAGCCAACCACGTCGTGTGTGCGGCGGGTGATGAGATCGAGGCCTTCATCGATTCCATCGACGACGGTGGCACCGAGAACGAAGGTTTCACCTTCGGCGGTGTGGCCCGCGGCGGCCGTCACCTGGCGGTGATCGGCGCCGGCCAGGGCACCACCACTGCTGCCAAGCTGCTCGACTACGTCGTGGCCGACGATCAGCCGGCTATCGGCACCAAGATCACCGCCGCCGGCAAGGGACCGGGCGAAGCCGGCCCTGACGCGGGTGTCGCTGTGGTCAAGACCGGTGCTCCGGCTACCCACAAGTGGCGCATCGTGCACATCTACGGTGCTGGCGACGGCTTCGAGGGCACCCTCGTCTGCCTCGAGAAGGTCAACTGATAACTGGTCAACTGCATTTGCGCTCAGGCGCAAATGCAGTCACCATCAAGACAGCAAATTCGTAACACAGGATACCCACGATGAAGAAGTTTGCACTGCAGTACGTCGGCCGCGACGGTAAGCTCAAGACCGCCGAGGTGGACGTCTCCCTGTACGAGAAGGCCGCCAAGTCTGAGCAGACCGTGCGTCAGTACCTGGCCGACTACCTCGAGACCGAGATGAAGGCTGAGGGCGATCGCCCGGACTACAGCTACGGCCACCCGCTGGATCAGGCCTACTCCACCTCCGGTCTGGTGTCTGACAAGAAGCTGGGCTCCAAGCCGCTCACCATGAGCGACATGGCCGAGGGCCGCCTGGCCACCGGTAGCGCCCTGCGCGCCCCGGACGGCAACGACCGCTCCCTGGCATCCCGCCTGCTGTACCCGCAGCTGCTCCTGGAGACCATGGAGGCCGAGCTGCGCGACGATGGCTCCGACATCCTGGCCAAGTACGCCGAGCTGGTCTCTGTCCAGCGCAACATCAACGGCTCTCGCGTCGACCAGCCGCTGATCAACACCCAGAAGCAGGGTGAAGGCCCCGAGGCGAGCCGCAGCCGCCGTCAGGCCCAGATGGCTGAGCCCAGCACCATGGTCGGCATCACTGTGGGCGAGCGTTCCTACCGGATCCCGAACTTCGCCATCGGTCTGACCATCTCCGACGAGGCGATGCAGGCTACCACCATCGATCTGGTGCGTGTGGTCATGGAGACCCAGGCCCGCGGCGAGCGTATCGCCATGATCGAAGAGCAGCTGCACGACATGGTGTTCGGTAACCCCGACCGCAACATGGAAGCACTGCCCCAGGTGCAGATGAAGGAGTTCGACTCCGCCATCACCAACGCCGGTCAGATCACCAAAAAGGCTTACATCAAGTGGCTGCGCCGCAACCGCCGCATCCGCGAGCTGAGCCACGTCATGACCGACCTGGACACCGTGCTGGGCATCGACGAGCAGCTGCTCCCGACCCAGACCGGCGGCGACAGTTCCAAGATCGCCACCCCGTTCAGCGGCATGAACCTCGACCTGCCGATCCCCAAGATGGTGGACTTCGACAGCGACGTGTTCGGCCCGAACGTGCTGGTCGGCGTCGACAAGCGCAACGCCATCCAGCGTTTCGTGAACGTCTCCGCTGACTACTCCGCGATCGAGGACTACGTCATGCGCCGTGCCACCTCGTTCCGTATCGACTACGGCGAGATGTCCACCCGCCTGTACGACGAGGCGTGGGACGTGGCCAACCTGACCGTGGCCTAAAGGCTGACCAGGGCGGGGCCATAGGCCCCGCCTCTACTGCCTCTGATCACGAAGGAGTTTCGCTATGGCAGCACGCAGTACCAAAAAGGCCGAAGAGCCCAAGGTCGAAGAGACCAAGGCACCGAAGGCCGAAGAGCCCAAGGCTGAGGAGCCGAAGGCAGCAGAGCCCAAGGGCGCCGGCAGGATGATCCTGGTGCGTAACAAGGCACGGTTCGACTATGTCCAGCCGTCCACCGGCATCAAGATCTACGTCAACGCCAGCGAGCCGACCAAGGTTCTCGACGACGGATGGGTAGCCGCCTTCGTTGAGGCCGGACTTCTGGAGCGCGTCTGATGACTGTCCTGGACCTCACTAGCTTCGACCAGATCCGCGGGGTTCTCGCGGTTTCCCCTAGTGATCTACCCGACGAGATCCTTACGCCGTACTCCTTGGAGGACGACCTGGAAGTAGATCTCGACGGGTGGGCCGAGGGATGGCGAGAGGTCCGGGACACCGGCGAAAAGCGGCAGCAGACCCTGCTGAAGCTCTACGCCAAGTACCGGTGTGCGGCCTGGGTGGCCGCCGCCGGCCAGAATTTCATGTTCACCCGGTTCACGGACGGGGCGAACCAAGGGCAACGCAGTGACGCTGAAGGCTTCGAGAAGCTCAAGCGGCACATGGAGGCCCGCGCTGCCAGTTACCGAGAGCAGCTCGAAGAGGCCCTCTCTGCCACCTACACGGCGACCAGGGCCACCCTGTTTGGCCGGGCCACGCCGTCTCGTGACCCCAACATCGAGGGGCGCAGCTGATGTACCTGGGGAAGATCGCAGAGCGTTGGGTCAACGAACCCCTGGACGTCTACGACGAGGCGACCAGCAGCTTCCTGCCGGCCGCCTTCACCGGTCGGCTCTCACTCACAGACCGCTTCCTGTCGAACTTCAATCGGCCCTTGCGGCGCCGGATGCTGCACTACTCCCCTACGTCCACTATTCCCGACAGCTACACGATCCGCCACCCGGACACCGGTGACGTCTACATCATCGGCCAGCGTCGAGAGGACACGAACAAGGGCATCGATTACCACGCCATGGCCGTATGCCATCTGGTAACCGACGAAGGGCCCAACAGTTCAGCCGGTCTGGGCACCATCTGGCGGAAGGAGCCGACCGGCCCCGCTGATGACCCAGGCTGGCTGATTGAACACCAGGCAGCTCAGCACTTCATGGACATCGAGTTTCGCTCGAGCCTGAATGAGGCAGACTTACATCAGCAAAGGATTGAATCCTTTGTTATGTGGATGCCGAAA